CATCAACTTACCTCTCGAACCCAACAGTCAAGATTGGAACCGCAATCGGCACCATTGTTGACATCACCGATCAGGTCAGCGCAGCGACGTTGACTGTGACTGCAGAAGCTCTTGAAGACACCGCATTCGGTCAAACTTCACGCACCATGACTGCAGGCTTGTTCAGCAACTCATTGACCTTGACTGTGTACGCATCGTATGCAGCGTCAGAGTCGTACGCAGTTCTTGCGCCGTTGCTTGGCACTAAGTGCACCGTCAAAGTAAACCCAACAAGCGCCGCTGATTCGGCAACTAATCCAGGGTTTATTTTGACCGATACTTATTTTTCAAGCCTGCCTGTCGTGAACGCGTCCTTGGGTGAGCTTAGTGTTTACGAGATCGAGCTCCAGGGGGGCACGTACTCGGTTGACACAACCGCATAATCAACGGCTCCAAGCCGACATAGGAGACACATGAAAATCAAGTTGCAGTTAAAACGCACGGCCGACAGCGCACCCGAGTATTACTACACAAACCTGTTTGTGGTTACTGAATGGGAACGCCTTGAACGTCGCAACATCCAACAGCTCTCTGCAAACCCGTTGTACTCGGATTACGCCTGCTGGATGCACACAATTCTTAAAATTAAAGGCGAACAAGTTGGTGACAACTGGCGCGAATGGCTAAGCAAAAACCCTGACATCGACATTCTGCCGGTACTGGACGAGACAGACCCAAACCCTACGGACGCGGCACCTACCGCCGCCAACTAGCAGAAGTATTGGTCGCGGTCGGTTGGTGGCCCAGCGACATTGTGTTTGACTCAAAAGACTTGGCAACGGTCATTAAAGTGCTTAACGAGGCAAACAAAAAACGGAGATGACGTGAACCAAGTGTCAACAAAGATCGAGGTCGTCGGGCTTAAAGAAGCTTTGAAGACCATCAACAAGATTGACAAATCTTTGCGCCGTGAAATTACCAAGGATTACAAGAAAATTGTTCAGCCTGTTATTGACGACGCCAACAAGCTTGTGCCGTCTCGTGTGCCGTTGTCTGGTATGGCTCGCAATTGGAGCACTCGATCAGGGTTCAAGATGTTGCCGTGGATACCAGGCATGAAACAAAAGATTGCCGCCAAAATCAACACCCGAAACATTAAGGAATACGGTGGTAACAAGTCGAATGTCGGCACGTTTGTTATTCAATGGCAGGGCGCGACTGGCACAATGTTTGACACATCCATGGAAGGCGCATTAGGGCGCGAATTAAGTGAACGCTACGGTGATCGTTCGCGAGTAATGTGGAAGGCGTACGAGCAACGCGAAAACGATGTCATGTCCGAGATGGAGCAGTTGGTGAAGCGCGTCATGAGCGAAGCGAATAGAGAGACCGCGTAATGGCAATCAATATCCCGATCATCAGCGAGTTTGACGGCACAGGGGTAAAGAAGGCTGTCAAGCAATTCCAGCAACTTGAAACAGTTGGAGAAAAGGCACAGTTTGCGATTAAGAAAGCGGCGATTCCTGCAGCTGCGGCGCTCGGCGGTTTGGCTATCGCGCTTGGTGACGCAACCAAAGCCGCAATGGAAGATCAGCAAGAACAGGCGGCCTTAGCGCTTACTTTGCAAAATGTGACTGGAGCAGGCGCTGCACAGACCGCGCAAGTAGAGAAGCAGATCAGCGCGATGAGTCGAGCATCTGGCGTTGCTGACACCGAGTATCGCAAAGCATTAGAAGCGCTTGTGCGCGGTACCAAAGATGTTGGCATTGCCATGAACGACATGAACCTTGTCATGGACATCAGCACGGCCACCGGCATGGATTCTGCCAGCGTCGCTGACGCGCTCGCCAAGGCTTACCAAGGCAACTTTAAGGCGCTCCGATCATTGAGCCCAGAGATGTCAACCATGATTAAAGAAGGCGCAAGCCTCAACGAAGTCATGGACGTGCTTGGCGGAACGTTTGGTGGCGCGACTGCCAAAAGCGCTGAAACCGCTGCAGGCAAAATGAAGATTCTTAAAAACTCAATTGGCGAAACCAAAGAGTCAATCGGTGCCGCCCTGTTACCTGTACTTCAAGCCGTATTGCCTGTACTCAACAAGTTCGCTGCATGGGCTCAAGACAACCCCAAAGCATTCTTAGCCATTGCCGCCGCCATCGGCGCGGTCGCAGCAGCCATCGTGGTAACCAACATTGCCATGGCACTCAACCCATTTGCTCTAATTGCTGCCGGCATTGCATTGCTGGTCGTTGCTCTTGTGGCCGCATACAACAAGTTTGAATGGTTCCGTGACGGCATCAAACTAATCGTCAACACCATCACAGGCTTTTTTGAGGGCATGGTCAACGCAGCAGTCACCGCCGTAAACCTGATCATCAAGGCTTACAACTCAATACCAATTTTGCCAAACATTCCAGAAGCACCAAAACTATCTATACCGCAACTTGGGGCAAGTGAAGCGCCTCGACCAGCTGCAGGACGCATGGGCATTCCTCGCTTTGCCGAAGGTGGCATAGTAACCGCGCCAACGCTCGCTTTGATCGGCGAAGCAGGCCCAGAAGCCGTAGTGCCATTAGATCGCATGGCCACAGGCGGCGGCGTAACCATCAACGTGACTGGCGGTCTATCTACAAGCGCCGAAATCGGCGAATCTGTTGTCAATGCGTTGCGCGCCTACTCACGGAGTGCAGGGCCGTTGGCTCTGAACATTGCCTAATGCCAGGCGTCGCCGTAGTTGATTCAGGTAACTATGACCTGCAAATAGAAACAGGTTTTATTGTTAACGCATTCACGCTTGACAACGTGACATCTGGTGTACTCGATAACACGTTCTTTGTGCTTGACGGCAACACCGAATATGCAGACGTGCTGTCTGATTGCACAAACGTGATGGTCAGGCGCGGTCGTAGGGATGTGGGCGATCAGTTCAGCGCAGGCACAATGACATTTACAATCCGCGACGTGGACGGCATTTTTAACCCGTTTGACGACAACAGCCCGTATTACGACACACCGCAATCTAAGCCAGGTCTTGCACCTATGCGCAAAGTGCAGCTCATCCGCTACGACCTTGCTGGTGACCCTGAATACCTGTTTTCGGGCTATGTCGTCAACTATGACTACAACTTTGCTCTTGGCGGCCTAGACACGGTAACCGTGTATTGCGCTGACCAGTTCTATTTGTTGGCACAAACCTTTATGAACGAATTAAACGTCACCGCCGAAACATCAGGCGAACGCATAGAAACCGTGCTTGATCTGCCAGAAGTTGATTTCCCTGCCCTACAACGGGACATTGCAACAGGCACGGTCAACCTTGGTCACGACAGCAACTACACCGTCCCTGCCGGCACAAACGTGTTGCAATACATAACGCAAATTAACGAGACAGCAGAGTTTGGGCGTGTGTTTATGTCGAGGGACGGCACACTCACATTTCAGGAACGCATAGGAACGACACTTAGCCCGTCTGTAGCCGACTTCCATGACGATGGAACTCAAATTAAGTACGACGGTCTCGGCATTTCGTTTGAAGCGAACGAGGTAATCAACAGGTCTGTGGTTACAGGGCTGGACGGCAAAACAGCAACCGCGACCAACGCAGGTTCTATAGCGGAATACTTTATTCAGACAAGCAGCATCCTTAACAGCTTGCTCCACGAGCAAACCGCCATAAACACCGCTGCCAGTTACCTGCTCAACCCAATACCAGAGCCACGGTTCACATCGGTGGAAACCAAGTTTTTGATGCTGACTGACGCCCAAAAGGACACGCTGGCAACCGTAGAAATTGGCGACACGATCGCAATAGAAAAGACGTTCCAAAGCGGTGCCGGCACAACCCAATTAGCGCAAGATTTAAGCGTGGAAGGCATCGAGCACTATCTGGACTTCGGTACAGGCCACCGCGTTATGTACTCAACTTCCCCGACAGTCATCGTTTATGAGTTAATTTTGGATTCGTTAACGTATGGCACACTTGACCAGTTCAATGTTTTAGGATAGGAGACACTATGGCAACACCAACCACACTTCCGGCAGCGTTTACCGCTGGTCAGGTTTTGACCGCAGCGCAGATGAATAATTTGCGTGGCGCGTTTCGCATTTTGCAAGTAGTAAGTTCCACGGCAACAACTCAAGTACAAAACAACACAAATGTTTATGCTGATACTGGCTTATCTGTGGCTATTACTCCACAATCAACCAGTAGCAAAATCCTTATTATGGGTGCGCACAATGGTCTTGCAAAAACATCAACAAACGGGAACTGTGCAGTAACAACTCAACTGTTGAGAGGTGCTACAAGTATTAGCGTTATTACCAAAAGCGCACAATACACAGGGACTGCGATTTTCAATGTTGGTTCTGAGACATTTTTCTACCTTGACAGCCCCGCAACAACATCTGCCACAACATACAAAACACAAATTGCAAGTCTTAACAACAATGACGGTGCGGTTATAAATATCAATGTTGGTGGTGGCACAGCAATTTCTTACATTGTTGCAATGGAGATTAGCGCATGATTGAAATGACAATCACTACAGCCCTTAAATCGCTTGGCTTTGCCGAGGGTTGGGCTGCAAGCGAAGCAGACGGCATTCTTGTTTGGCTTAACGAAGAAAAGCAACCAACCGAAGCAGCACTTATCAAGGCTGGCTGGGTCAAACAAACACCAACACCTGACGCGTAATGCGCTGGCGTTACCTCATTGGCTACGTCGCGCTAATTGCAGTCGTTTTGTGGGGATGCGCTGGGTGTAGTTATGACGGCTCATATCGTTACCCATGCCAAGACCCAGCCAACTGGCAAAAACCTGAATGCGAACCACCGATCTGCAACCCATCAGGAACGTGCACAAGGGATTTAATTTATGAGACCACGCCTTAAGCCCGAGGAGCTTCACGCTCGACTAATCGTTGTGGTGGGCATAGTTCTTGCCAGCGTGTTTGCGATAACCGTTATCGGCTTTGTGTACGCGCTTATGTTTGTGACCCAGCCAATAGACAAACAAGCACCCAATGACGCCGCGTTCATAGACCTGCTATCCACCTTGACCGTGTTTATGACCGGCACGTTGTCAGGCTTAGTTGCCTCAAACGGACTAAAGTCAAAAACGAAAGAAGGAGCCAAAGATGTTGAAGCCTAAAGACAAAGCCCTACTAGCCTCATACGGTCGCTCAATGCTCGCCGCCGTCGTTGCGCTCGCAGTAACAGGCAACACCGACCCATCGGCACTATTAGCAGCTGCGATCGGCGCGGTCTGCCCAACAGCGTTGCGCTACTTCAACCCTAAAGACATGAAGTTTGGTCGTGGCAGTAGCAAAGGCTAAGGCTGGCGTTCCAAACGCACGCGACTACATCGGCAACGCTGACGGTGCATCACCAGCACCACGTGCCGGCATGAACGAATGGATCAAGCAAGCCATCGTTGCATCAAATGGCGCGCTTTGGAATAACGGGTCTTGGGGTCAACGCGACATGCGCGGCAAGCCAGGCTCATTGTCGGTTCACGCAACTGGGCGCGCTGTAGATTTGTCATATCGCAAATCTGAAAAGAATCCAAAAGCAGGACGCAAAGAAGCGCTGGTTTTTATTGACAAACTGGTTGCCAACGCAAACGATCTCGGTTTGCAATGTATTTTGGATTATTTTCCAGAACCACAGGGTCGAGCATGGCGTTGCGATCGGTACGCATGGCAAAAGTACGACAAGCCAACAATCCACGGCGCACCAGGTGGCGATTGGTTCCACATTGAGATAACCCCACAGGCCGCTGACTCGGTAATTTGGGTTAAAGCCGCATTCTTAAAGGTGTTCGGGGAAATCCCACCTAAGGCTTGATCTATGTTCTAGGGTCGGAGTACCGACAAAAGGACAGGCAATGACTGACATCCAGATATTTGACTACAGCGTCTATACGGGAGTGATGGACAACGGTCAGGAAATCTTGGTGCAAATCTTCACCAACCCCGACTCGGGAAAGTTCCTTATGGGACAAATCGCATTCAGAATGGCATCCTCATCATGGGGCATGCCCATACCTTTGGAGAAAAGATGAACTATTTAGCAGAGAAAATCATTGGGCTAGTGCTTTGTACGGTCTTTGGGGTAACGGCGCTCACAGGGGCTCCTGACGCGTCTAGTAGCCCGTCTGGGACTATTGCCCTGGCACCGTTTGACGTGCAGCCATACCTGATTGAGCCGACCACGACTACCAGCTTAACGATCTACATTGACCCGTACACGTCGGCTTGTGAGCAGTTCAGCGCGTTGGCCGTCAACCTTGGCTGGCCTGCCGATCAGCGCACCGTGCTTGAGTCTGTGATGTTTAGGGAATCGCGTTGCATCCCGAACGCTTACAACAGCAAAGACCCGAACGGTGGGTCGCGCGGTCTAATGCAGATCAACGGATTTTGGACACCATGGCTTACTGATGCCGGCATTATCACAAGCGCAGAAAACTTGTTACAGGCTGATGTTAATTTGCGCGCAGCGTTAGCGATTTACAATTACGGCGTTGAGCGTCACGGTTACGGCTGGGGGCCATGGAGTGCAACTAAATGAGTGAAGGTTGTGCATGGAATCAAGGCGAACTATCAGAAGAAACCCGACGAATGGTAATGGAGCAAATGATGACAACAAGACACGACATGGCAATTTTTAATTTGATTAACGAGATTGCAGACATAAGTACTAATCCGCACGCAAGCATTATCCAGCGTCTTAAAGGCATGAAAAACTCGTTGTCATTAGAAGACCCGATGCCATTGCACGATGTGACTACACTCGATTTAGCAATCAAAGCACTACAAGCACATTCCTAACCGACAAGGAGATTCCGACAATGAAAACCTGCACGATCTGCAAAGAACAAATT